CGATCTCCTCATAGGTCGGAAGGACGGCTTTCTCAGCGCGGCGAACCGCACGAGTCCAGAAGTAACTACCGGAGATCTTACCGTATTTTTCGCGGCGGCCATAATTTAGGACAAAGGCGATCGTTGCATAGCGCTCACCTTGACCGTTTTTACCGCTGACACTTACGGTCATGTAGTAATTTCTAAACTTATCTTTTTTGATTTTTGATTTGGAAAGTTTGGAGCTGATGCGCTCCAGCCTGTAATTAGAATTACTTGCTTCGCTACGGATTGCGCTCTGCAATATGTCTGCTCCGGCAGTCAATAACTTTTCTTGCATCTGTGGCGAGAAAAGATCCATTTCATTCAAAGAGTGGATCATAGCATCCATGGAGCTGCTGTCCAGTTCAAATTTTGCCATCAGATATCACCATCTGCATATTCACATTCAAATACAAAGCACTGGCCTTTCCCATCACGGGCATTGGTGACATGCGGATATGTGAAACCAGCCGAAGACAATGCCCTACATATGCTGCGTTTTTTGGCCAACGGATTTATCCCGGTCGGAAGATACCAGTTTAAGAGGACGAGATGGCGATTGACAGTAGGCATACCCTCAGCAAAGACATCAGGATCATCGTCTATGACAAATGTGCAATATTCCTGTTCGTCGCCATCGTAGGAATCTGGTTCACAAACCGGGACAATAGGAAGGATGGTATTTCTGAGAACTTCATTGATACTCAAAGTTTATCCCTCCAGTGTCAGCAGTTTTGCTGTGATATAGAAGAAAGCGCTATTTTTGCGGTAAGGGCCGATATAGTCAATCTCATATCGATGTCCCTCAAACAGCACAACCATTTTCCGGCTTAGGGGGACAGAGGTTCTCCTGATCAGAAACTCTGTAACGACCTCGCTGTAGTCAGCATCATTTCGCAACATTTCTTTTCCGATGCTCTCTGTTATCCTTGCCCAGGTGCTATGTACGACTGAATAGGATTCTGTCCAGTATCCATCTTGATCCTTATTTTTGACGATCTTGGCTATGCTGATCCGTTTATTCAGTTGACCGATATTGATGCTCATGGACAAATCCTTCCTCTGTAGGTGTCCAATTTGGACACCTACAGTTTCCCTTTTGATCGTTTAAGCTGGTTGATGATAAGTCTGGTTCCGCTGGAGAAGTCGGTAGGATCCGACGGCCCGGTGGAATTTCGGTTGTCATACAAATGCAGAACAATTCCTTTGACTGCTTGGGCATAGAGTTGGCAGTTTGCTGATCCTTTGTCAATGCCGGCGTTTTCCAGATAAGCCTCAGCGGTAAGGATCAGGTCTTGTACAAGGCCGTTGTCTTCCGGTTCCGATTTAACATAGGCCACGACATCTTCAAACGAAACCATGACCATGATTATTCACCGGTTGCAGCGGAGATGTTACCAACGACAAAACCGTGATGACGGATCAGGTTGCCACCGGCTTGGACATCGCCCAGCACTGTAATCAGACGCTCAACGGCCTTACAACTCTCGTCAATGCGGATGGTGTAGCCGCCGAACAGACCCAGAAGGAAGTTCTTGGGATCGCCGTACAACAGCTTATCAGCGCCGACAGCCTTCAGCAGCGTGAAGGGAACACCGGTACCACCGTCTTCAATCATGCCGATGTTTGCGCTTTCCATCGCTCTGGTGATATTAAAGAGTTTGCGCTTCTCGTTGGTTCCACGGATTTTGCCGAAGGCTTTCAGGTTGGGCTTGGTCAGCAGGAGACGTGCTTCTCCTCCGATGAACTCATCATCACCGTAGGCATAATACAGATCGTCCAGCGTATCGACACCAATTCCTCCGGTGATCGTTTCAGTAGCAAAGATATTTTCGCCCTTCTTATTCTTTGCTGTGGTGATGCCGTAGAAAATGGGACTTGCCGCTCCGTCGCCATGAGGAATGAGGCTGGCCAGTTTGCGACGCAGAGCATCCATGGCCATGCTGTACACCTTCTGATAGTAGGCGGTGGGAGTCAGGTTCACAATGTTACGATCGACATACGCGGTGACAGAGACATCATAGGGACGAAGCTCGGCGACACCGAAACTCGGAGAAGACTCATTGCGAGCCTTTCCGGAAACAGTTCCGGGAGCAGCCCCATTTGCCTCCAGATCGGTAATCACATAGGGTTCCTGCCATGCACTGACACCGGTCAAATCGATGGTGCTGACCTGATCAATGATGGAGCTGCAGGGGACACCGACTCTATCATTCACATTTACACCGGCACCGGCAGGCTGCGTGATATCATTTCCCCCGACAGTAACAGCATTGAAGACACCACGACGGATCTCCTGCGCGTCAAAGCAGATCGAACCGCCGTTCATCAGTGTATTAGCGCGATCTTCAACCATATCGCGGAGTTCTGCGCCGGTGGCAGGGATGAAGTTGCGCTCTTTCTCATTGATGAGGTTCTGGATGTTGGCCATCTGGGTGTTCAGGTTTGTCAGCTTCTGCATGGCAGAAGTGTACTCATCCTGATTGTTTGCAGCCAGAGCATTTTCTGCTGCTTGGATAAGGGTTACGCGCTGGGCGCCGAGATCGATAAGATCTCTTCTGAGTTTAGTAGACATTTTTTACCTCCGTTAAAATCTGTTTTTTTCAATGTCAAGCAGCTGGCGTGCAGACTGCTGCCATTCATTTGTTGCCGCAGGGGGATTGGGATCACTGTCCTGCCGTTCCTGATGATACTGTGCGCGAAGCTTTTGAATATCGGGCAAGCTCAGAATGTCTTCGGCAGCATTCAACACGCTGGCAGGGGCATCCCGGGTCAATATGCCATCGATCAACCCGGCGTCCAGTGCCTCCTGTGCTGGCATCCAACGGGTACTCTCCATCATAGCTGCCAGCTCCGCTCTGGTTTTCTTACCGTTCGATTTCTGATCGTAGGCGTTAAGAATACCTTCTGCCACAGAGTCAAGGAAATGGATGCTGTCTTCGTGATCGTTGCGATCACCGGATGTTCTTGTCGAGGGCAGATGCATCATCATCTGTGCTACAGGAGACATCCAGACAGAATTGCAAGCCAGACAAAGATAGGATGCCGCAGATGCGGCGACGGACTGGATCTCAGCTCGTGTCTGCTTCTTCGACCCGAGCAGGATGGAGTAGATCTCAGAGCCTGCCCAAACACTTCCGCCAAGGCTGTTGATTTCCAACACCAGCTCCTCCTCATCCGGGCAGAGATCGAGGGCTCTTCGGACATCTTCAGGGCCAAAGGCCTGATATCCAAAGAACTTGTAGATGATGACATCTTCGTCAGCGGCGACATAACCGCTCAAGCGAACTCTCATTTGTTGTTCCCTCCGTTTCTATTTTCGCTCAGTTTGGCCCACAACCGCAGGGGTACGTAGTTCAGGCTGGCCAGACGCTCGTCGCCGCCCTCAACTTGGGGCATATCTTCCAAAGCAAGGATGTCGTTGACGCTAAATCCGCCAATCTCTCGCATGGTTTTATACCATGCTGCACGGCTTTGTGTATCGCCTTGAAGTTCAGCCATCATGTTGATTCCAATCTTCAGACCTTTCTTCAGCTGAGACACAGTTAACAGCCGCCAAGTCTGTTCATCCCGGTACTGACTGACAGTGGGGTGGAGCGTTCCAACAACATATTCAATGCTGTTTTGTTCATTGGAACCATAGGCTTGCTTGCCTTCTCCCAGCTTATACAAGGGGACACCGAAATACCTGGCAATGTCCCGGATGCTCATCTCCTTGTTTTCGAGAAACTGAGCATCTTTATTGCTGGAGGACAGGGGCTTATAATTAAGGCCGAAATCAAGGACAGCGATACGGTGTGCGTTTTTCGGGCCTGCGTGGACTTTTTCCCATTCCCTCCGGAGAAGCTCCTTTTTGCCTATCAGCTCTTGAGGGTTATCCGGATTGGGTGCTACGCCACCAAGATCTGCTTCCGTTGTCAATACACCGATCGGCTGGCCACCGGATTCATAATAGGATCTGTTATAATCCTGCGCGGCTTGGGCCTCGGCAATAACAGCTGATGCTCTGCGTAGAACAGAAACACCGAGCAAACCGTTTTGTGTCATTCCTTTGTAGTGGCAAATGTCAGTTGAGGGAAGAACCATCGGCTCTCCGGTATACGGATGTGTGACCGTATACCGGACTTCACCGCTTGTAGCTCTCCACGGCGTGACCAAGGAGTGATGGAGGGGAACCAGCTCGACCGGCTGGAAGGTTTTCGGATCGCGAATGATCCAATCATATCCGTTGCCGCCTTCCAGTCGGCTGGTCTCAAGAAACTTTCTCCGAACCGTAGGGGTCATGGCCTCGTTAGGTCGAAGGTTCAGGAGATCAAGAACGGGAAGCTCCACACGTTCTCTGGAAGCGGTATTGTAGATGTAGTTGGGCATTTTTGCCATAGAGTCGGAAAGGATTTCAATGCATCGATCAACAGCGCTGAGCTTTCTTGCAAAAGATGCCGATCCTTCCACCACACCGGATGTATTGACACCGGCGGCAGCCAGCGTCTGCACAGTCAAAGCGTTGTCTGCCTGATGTTTTGTCAGGTTGCGTAAGCCTTCTACAATACTCAAGAGCTATCACCCCCGGACAAACCTTCCAGTGCACCTCCGATGATCAATAGAATCCCACCGGCAATCACTCCGGCCGGGACATAAATCATGCCGATGCCAAGAGAAAGAGTCGTAGCACCTATGATCAGAATCAAATCAGAGAAGCAACTGCACAGGCTGTTTTTCTTCTTTTTCACGAAGGCCTCCTTTCGTGTCCAAATTGGACACACTATAGACTAAATCCTCCGGCACGCTCCATTGCTGAGGAGAGATCCGGCTTCTGGTTGCGGAAGATCATCCAAGTGGCAACAGCAACGATGAGTGCCACCGGTGGGTCAATACGACCGGGGGATCTGTTTTTCATGGGTTTTTTGTTTTCATTTCCGTCAACATGGCAGCGGACATTTCCGAATGTCCAACGGAAACATGTATTGTGAACATGGAGCATTTCTTTGTTGAGAATGCCCATTTCAATTTCCTTCATGGCAGGGGACATGTTCTTCATGTCCTGTGGAACTTCGATGATATCAATGATCGGCTGCAGGCGCTGTGTTATGGTACGGCTGAGATATGGGTCGAAGCCAACGATCTTCAGATCGTACCGTTCCGTTGCTTCAGCAATGGTTTGCTCTACATCTGCATAGTCAATGGTGTCGCCTGGGCAGATTTTCATGAAGCCAGCTTTCTCCCAATTTCGATATGGAGCACGGTCTTGCCGCTCGGCTACCTCGATATCCTTGCCGGATCGCCAGATATACGGTAGCCATACAGCCTTTTCAAGCCCGGGCTGTGCCGGGAAGAAAAGCACAAAGGCAGTAAGGTCGGTTGTTGAGGACAAGTCTACTCCGCCAAAACAGGTCAGGCCATTGAGCTTTTCAAGCCACGGTGTGCGCTCCTCTTTACGAGAAGGCCCCCACTGAAGCTTGTCGTATAACGTGAGTGGGATCCAGGATACAGCTTTAACTGTTATCCACTGGTTCAGTCGAAGCCACCTGAACAGCTTTTCGGCAGCTTCGTTGGTTCGCGCAAGCTTGGCTTCTGCTCGAAGCGTCCTCAGCTTTAAGTGCTTCCCGAGAGACGGATTACACTGGAACCAAAGGTTCTCGTCAAAGATATCAATCTTTGCCAGATCATCGGGATCATCGCCATACATGGAAGTCAGACCGAAAAGAACAGGCAACCATTCAGGAAGATCTTTTGCCAAAAGAGCATCCTGAGCAGCAGAGAGATCTGCGGCATCGACATTCTTCAAAGAAATGATTTGCCGTGGGTCGCCGCCAGATTCCAAGATCTTCCGCAACCGCCGAGCATCTCGGATGTTGATGGCCTGTTCGTGGATTTCCCATCCGATAGAGTTGCGGTCGGGATCATCGCCGGCAGTGGTCAGCACGATCCAGACAGGCTGCTTGCGGCTGGAGCCGGATCCAAAGGTCATAACATCCCACAGATCACGGTTGGGCTGAGCATGAAGCTCGTCGA